CAACCAATGCAAATCTTTATGTGAAATACATGAGAATTTTTGATTCTCTGTTTCACGGATTAGCAGGTCTTAGAACCCTTTTTACAGGCGTTAGACGAGAATCCAACCCTCCTTATTCAGGCAAAATAGCCTTTATACAGGAGCCTGGAGGAAAGTTGAGATCAGTTGCTTCACCTTTTAGGGTGTTTCAAATGGTTCTACAACCCCTCTCTAACTACCTTTATGCAATTGTGAAAGATCTCCCATGGGATTGTACCCATGACCAAAGCAAAGCTTTTGCTCCGGCAAAACAAGCATTAACTAATGGCAAAACGGTACATTCTATAGACCTATCTAGTTTCACTGATTACTTTCCAATAGAGCTCCAGTTGGAGGTATTGAAGAGTTTTCTTTTGAAAGAAGATTTGGACTATATGAATTTATGGAAGGATTTATCACAAGGATCATGGAAATTACCATCTGGTGATTTCATATCATGGAAGAGAGGGCAACCCTTGGGTATGTTACCCAGTTTTGCAATCGCAACCATGACTCATGGTTTCCTCCTGTTATCCCTTCTCAACCGCCCATGGAACGGAGAATTTTATGTATTAGGTGATGATGTTATCATTTTAGATGATCATCTTTACACCGAATATATGTCTTCTCTCGTTTCTTTGGGTTGCCCTTACTCAAAGGAAAAAAGTATATCATCGAATACTCTAGCTGAATTTGCGGGAAAGTTGATTACTCCTTTTGGAGTTATCCCTCAAATGAAGTGGAGATTTATTTCTGATGATAACTTTTTAGATCTTTGTAAGATGCTTGGACCGAAGTCAAGATCTCTGTTACGTCCCAAACAGAAAAAGGTGTTTGATAAGGTTGCACATTTGTGCGAACCTTACGGTTTAAACTTTTCTTTACCCAATGATAATTGGGCAAAGATGTTTGAACGAACACTTAATTCTCCTTTTGGGAAAATAGAGTCTAGAGTTCAAAGGTTCCTTTTGGAACTGAGACGAAAGGTCAACTATTTTGTTTATAGTGATCCTTTCTTGAATTCTAAAATTTCCTTGACCGAAGTCAAGAGAATTGTTAGTACCTTCGACGAGAAGGTTCGTTTAGTATTTCAAAAATCCGGTTTTAATGGAGATGCTTTTGCATCTCTCATTAATGGATTTTCTACTTTACCCGCAGTTCTCGATTGCCG